ATGGGACGGCGTAAAGACGATCCACAATTGCAGCAAGCCAAAGGATTTCCGGGGCGGCGCAAGCGTAAAGTCGAGCAGGAATTGGAAGCTATCGCGGTAGCCGCTGAGAAGTCAGGCACGGATATCGATCCATTTCCAATCCCGGCTGAGTTTGCGAAAGCGCCGGCTTATTGGGCTTACGCAATTCGGCTCTGGAAAGAGCTTTCTGACATCATGGTCAAACAAGGCCGCAGGCGTCCAGCTTATCGCGGTGCTCTCGCTCGTTACTGTTGGTGGATGCAGCAATTCTTCGACTGCGCCGATCAGCTGCGTAAGGATTTGCCGCGAGGCGGCGTGACAGTGAAAGTCAAAAAGGGCGATGGCGAAATCGTTTATCGACAGCATCCAAATGTTGATTTCATGGGCAAAGCTGAGACAGCCCTTCGCCTTTTAGATGCCGAGTTCGGTTTCACACCTATGCGCGATCAGGATCTGATCCGTACTGAATCCTTCAATGCTGGTCAGGGCCGATTGGCGCTTGGCGGTGCTCACCCACAATCGGGCGCACAGCGTCCGGCCTCATCGGAAGAGCCTGATACTGATCCGATGGGGTTGATGAATGGGGCAGACAGCCCACCACCCGGAGCAAGACCAAACTGACGGCTGGGCAGCATTAAATCTGCCAGCATGGCTCGCGGATGTTGCGACGGATCCGGCATACGTTTGGGCGCTGTCAGCATGGAAGCGCGCATCAAGCGTTCCGGGCGCATGGTTTGACCATGGCAAAGCAGACAAGGTTGTTGCTGCGTGGCCGACGATCTTTCGGCTTACTAATGACCGTTTCAAAGGCGTCTCGTTTCGTCTGGTCAAATGGCAGGAGATCACGGTTCGATTGCTGGTCGGCTGGAAAAAGCCAATCGAGGTCATCGACCCAGCAACACATAAGCCCAGCATTGAGCATATCCGGATCTTCAAGCGGCTGGATCTGTGGATACCGCGTAAGAATGGCAAATCGGAGTTTCTGGCAGCTCTTGGCGTTTTGTTCTTCGTGTTGGAGAAGGTCAACGGCGCTGAAGCTTATGTTTTCGGGCGCAACGAAGATCAGGGACGCGTCCCTTTTGGCAAAATGCAGGATATCATCCGGGAGGCAAATGGGCTTCTGGAAGATGCGCACGGAAACGAGCGCATATCGCTGCACGATAAGTCGATCTTTCTGCGCGAAACAACATCGCTTTGCCAACTGCTCACTGGTTCTCCTGACGGTAAGCATGGACGTTCACCTACTGTTATCGTGGGCGACGAGATCCACGAATGGAAAACTCGCGAACTTGCTGACACTCTGCGACAAGGGACAGGCGCCAGACTGCAGCCGATTGAGCTTTATGCGTCTACTGCTGGTCGAAAGCAAAACCGTACTGGCTTTGAGTGGTTCGAAGAATCTCTCGCCATCATGCGCGGTGAGATGGATGATCAGACAACACTGGTTGTCTATTTTGGTATCGGCGAAGATGACGATTGGACCGATGAGGAAGTTTGGCGTAAGGCCAATCCCAGTCTTGGTCTGACACCGACGCTGGATTATCTACGGACTGAGTTCAAGAAGGCCAAGGGGCGTCCGGCGCTCGAAGCAGTATTTCAATGCTATCACCTCAATCGATGGGTTGATCAGCTATCTGGATGGATCCCGCGCGCAAAGTGGGCTGCGTGTACTACAGATGCGAAATCTTGGCCGCAGCTTTGGGAGCAGAATAAAGGTCGCAAGGCATATCTTGCCTGCGACGTATCATCGACCCGCGATATTACCGCGCTTGTGGTGGTATTCCCGCCAGATGATGACAATGAAAAGTGGGTGATTATCCCGCTGTTCTGGGTGCCGGAAGCGACACTTGATGAGCGCGCAGAGCAAGATCGGCGTGTTGATTGGCATAAATGGGTGCGTGATGGTGCCCTGCGCACGACGCCGGGTGATTTTGTTGATCAGTCGTTTGTCCAGCAAGCCATTCTCGACGCCTTTGCCCAGTTTGAGATTCTAGCTTTTGGTTATGATCCTTGGAATGCCAGTAAGCTTGCAGGCGATCTGCAGCATGTCGGCATGGACCCAGAGTTGCAGATCCAGATGAGGCAAGGCCATCAGACGCTGTCTGAGCCTACCAAGGAAATTGAGCGCCTTATTTTTGCGGGCAAGATCGAGCATGGCGGAAACCCGATGCTTGCGTGGATGTTTGGTCATTCGACTGTCCGCTTTGATGCAAATCTCAATTACGTGCCGGACAAGAAACACTCGCTCGATAAGATCGACGGGGTTGTCGCAACCGTCATGGCCGTTGGGCTTGGAATGGCCGAGGAGGCCGATGAGCCATCCATTTACGAAACTCGCGGTGTAGAAACGGTGTAACTTATGGGATTACGAGACTTTTTGTTTCGCCGTACCGTCGATGATTCAGCTATGGCCAACATTAGCGCCATGGCTGATCCGGCGCAGGCGCAAGCGGCTGTAACAACCGAAGATATCGCGAAGATGCTGCGGGAAACGCAGATGACGAACGCCGGTATAACGGTAACTGTCGCTGCAGCGATGAAAAACACATCCATCTTCCGATGTGTCAGCCTGATCACCAACTCCATGGGCATGTTGCCCATGCATTTGATTGACTCGGCAACTAAGGAAAAGGCGCGAGAGCATCCGCTCTTCAGGATATTGCACCGAGAGCCGAATAACTGGCAGACAGCATTCGAGTTTCGATCGTACATGCAGTACCAGGCACTAACCGAGGGTGATGCCTTTGCGCTCATCGTGCGTTCACGAGGGCAGATTATTCGCCTTGTTCCGCTGAAATCTTCGCGGGTTTCCGTAAAGCAGCTATCAGACTGGTCACTGGAATATTCGGTGACATTGCCGCAAGGCGGTGTGCGTAAGTTTCCAGCTTCTGACATCTTCCATCTGCGAGGCATGTCTGATGACGGGATACGGGGCATATCACTGGTTAAAGCAGCGGCTGAATCAATCGCTATCGCCATTCAGGCTGAGAAAGCTGCAGCTAGGCTATTTAAAAATGGCATGCTTGTCGGTGGTAAGATCAAGCATCCGAAGAAAATGAGCGATGCCGCCAAGGACTACATCCGCAATAGCATCGAAGAGGCCAACTCCGGTGCATCGAATGCTAATCGCTGGATGTTCCTAGAAGAAGACATGGACGCTGAGCCATTCTCTGTCACTGCAAAAGACAGCCAGCATATGGAAACGCGCAAGTTTCAGGCTGAAGAAAATAGCCGCGTGTTCGGCGTACCTCGCCCGCTTCTGATGTTAGACGAAACCAATTGGGGCACAGGTGTCGGCGTCCTTGGCCAGTTCTTCGTTCGCTACGGTTTGCAGCCATGGTTCACGGCTTGGGAACAGGGCGTCCAGCGGTCACTCCTCACTGATGAGGAAAAGGAGCGTTTCGAAGCGAAGTTCAATGCAGGTGCATTGATGCGTGGCTCGATGGAAGATCAGGGCGACTTCTTCGCTAAGGCGCTTGGTTCTGGCGGTCATCAACCTTGGATGACAGCCAATGAAGTGCGTGGCCTTCAGGATCTGCCCGATAATCCACATGGTGACAAGCTGGCAGGGCCAGCCAACGTTAAGCAGGAGCCTTCTGATGTCCCTTCGAAATCTGCCTGAGATCCGAGCATTTCAGCAAAGCGATATTCTTCATTTTGAGCCGCCTTCGGAAACTGCGGCTGAGTTTCGCCCAGACCTTCAGGCTGTTGCTAGCAAAGAGCAGGCCGTTATCTCAATTTACGGTCACATCGGCATGTCTATCTTCACTGATACAGACAACACCGAACGGCGCGTTGGCAATGAATTGCGTGCGATTGGACCTCGTGATGTGACGGTGAATGTCAATTCACCGGGTGGTAATTTCTTTAACGGGCTTGCAATCTATAATCTCCTGCGCGCTCACCCGGCGAAAGTGACCGTGAATGTTATCGGTATGGCGGGTTCGGCTGCATCCGTGATCGCTATGGCGGGTGACGAGATCAATATGGCCGATGGTGCGGTGATTATGGTGCATCGAGCATCTGCATTGATCTCCGGAAATCACCACGACGCGAGAGACGCTGCGGAAACCTTGGCGGATGCCGACGATGCCATGGCAGAACTCTATGCATCGAGAGCCGGTGTCGAAAAGCCGGTGGCGCTTTCATGGATGGATCGCAGTCGTGGCAAGGGAACGATGTTTTCCGTCGCGAGTGCCATCGAAAAAGGGCTTGCCGATAAAAAGATGGCTGCTGGCGCTGTCAAACAGGTCAAGGCAGATGTGTCGGAAAAGGCAGTGCCAACCGAACGCGCTATTGAGCGCGCATTGATGGCTTCGGGAAGCTCGGCAAGTGATGCCAAAGCCATGGTTTCACAACTCAAATCAGGCAAGCGCGATGCTGCCCTTAACGTCACGCGAGACGCTGACAGACTGCGGGAAGCCGTTTTGCGCGCCCGTTCAACCCTACAACTCTATTGAAAGGTCTATCATGACTAAGCGTATCGCAAATCTGGCAGCTTTGGCTGCATCAACCGGCGTTCTTGCAATTCGCGCTGACACCTCTGATCCTGTAGTGGTCGTTGAAGCAATGAACCGCGAATGGGGTGAGTTCAGAGCTGCTCACGAGGAAAAGCTTAATGGCATCTCGAAGAAATTCGATGATGTCGTTACAACCGAAAAGATGGAACGTGTTGAGGCGCGTATCTCGGATCTGGTGACAGCGCTCGACGATGCAAATTCACGAATGGCGGCTATGTCTGTTGGCGCTGGCGGCGGTGATGTAACCGAACTGTCTGCGGAAGATCGTGAATATCAGGCTAAATTCTGTGACTGGTTCCGTGATGGCGACGGCGAGAATGCCCTCAAGGCGATGGTTCGTGAAGGTAACATCTCTGCAGCCTATTCTGTTGGGTCTGATCCTGACGGCGGATTGACCGCGCCTGTCGAGTGGGACCGCACGATTACCGATCAGCGCGTCGAAGTCTCCCCGATGCGCCGTTTTGCTTCGGTGCAGAATGTGACGGGTGCGGGGTTCAAGCGTCTTTATAATGTTCATGGCACAGAAACTGGATGGGTGGGTGAAACAGATCCACGCCCAGAAACAGCTACGTCAAAGTTGCGCGAGTACGCATTCAGTTTCGGTGAGATTTATGCCAATCCTGCCGCGACACAGACCATTCTGGAAGATTCGGCGATCGATATTGCCGCATGGCTATCAGATGAAGTGAACATTGAGTTTGCCCGACAGGAAGGGATTTCTTTTGTCAGTGGCAATGGTGTCAAAAAGCCGAAAGGCTTCCTAATGTATGATGCTGCGGCTGAAGCGGCTCTTCCTGTAGAAAATCGCCATCCTCTTGGACCTGTGCAGGAAATCATCACTGGAGCGGCTGCTGACATTACCGCCGATGGTATCATCGATCTTGTTTACGGTTTGCCTGAAGATCGCAGTGTTGGTGCTGCACTCTTTGGCAACCGCAAGACCCACGCTAAGATCCGCAAGATGAAGGATGGGCAGGGCAATTATCTCTGGCAGCCGCCATTTCAGGCAGGACAGCCAGCGCAGGTGCTTGGCAATCCGTTCAACGAGCTTGCTGGTATGCCTGATGTTGCCGCCAATTCGATCCCGCTTGTTTACGGGAATATGGCGGAAGCTTACCGGATCTTTGATCGCGTCGGCATGTCGATCCTGCGCGATCCTTATACCAAGAAGCCATATGTTCTCTTCTACACCCGCAAGCGTGTTGGCGGTGGTATGTGGAACCCTGAATGGCTTCGCTATCATCGCGTAGCTGCAGCGTAATTCCCTAATCCCTGAAATCAGAATGATATTTTCGCGGCGTTGTTAATTCAGCGCTGCGAGCGTCATTAGCCATTGGAGAGACCGATGAAAGCAATCGTTGTGAAGCCTTTTCCGGGTGTGCCGGATGGTGAAATCCACGCAAAGGATTTCAATGTAAAAGACCTTGTAGAAGGCAAGCTGGCCAGTGTCGCCCTTGCACAAGGTTGGGCCGTTCCGGAAGGAACTGAGTTGCCCGACGATCTTGACGATCTGCGAGGCAAAGCAAACGAAACACTCGCTGATATAGAGCAAACTATTGAAGACGCTCGTATCAAGGCTTTAGCCGATATCGAATTGATCAATACATCGATCAACGAAGCGCAGACATCAGCCAATACGAAAATTGCCGACATCAATAAGACCGTTGATGATGCTCGTAAGCAGGCTGATTCCGATCTTGAGGCTATCCGAAAGGAAGTCGATACGGTGCGCACAGATGCCGATACTGAACGCACGGTGATTGCCAAAGAGATCTCCGACACACGCGAACAGGCCAATAAGGATCTGGCAGTCATTGCGGATGAGGTCGAAAAGGCCAAGAAATCTGGCAAGGATAAATAATCATGGCGACCGTCGTTATTGAACCGCCAATGCCCTTCGTTGCGCCTGCAGATATTGCCGGAAGCCATTCTGAAAATGATGACGCCGTCGCAGCGATGATCGAAGCAGTGACGGAAGATATCGACGGTCCCTCCGGTTGGCTAGGCCGATGTCTGGGCCCGCAAGTTCTTGAGCAGCAGCAATGTGATTTTTCTGATCTGCGCATTCGGTTTCCTCCGGTCATTGAGATTGTTTCAATCGAGTTCGTAGACCGAAAGGGTGTTGTTTGGTTTATCCCTCCTGAAAACTATCGGCTGGTTCGGTCCTCGGTGCAGCCTGAAATACGCGGTGCGCCAAGCTTTAATTGGCCAACCGATCTTTCACCGGATCCCGATGCAGTCCGGATTCGCTTCAAAGCTGGATATGACGGCAGTGATGGCATCGGTGAGATACCGAAACGGGCGCGACAGGCTGTCATACTTGCCACGCAACAGATGCTTTCGACATTTGGACCTTCGGCGAATGTCCGATCGGAAGATGTCGAGGGCGTCGGCACAACGCAGTATCTGGATGCCGATAAAGTTGCCGCGGTTGTGCAGGTGGCGACAGAGAGCCTCCTATCAACGTTGAGGATTCCGCGATGACGCCAGCACACGCTATCGCCAAATTACAGCGCCAGCTCGTAGCTCATGGCCAGAATGTGGATCTGCGGAAGATCGCGAGCGGACAAACGCAATCTGAAGCGCTGGCGCAACGTGCATTCGTTCGAGGCTATAAGCCTGAAGAGCTGGTTGGGCAGATCCAGCAAGGCGATCGCAATGTCGTGTTGCTGCCCGATGCTGCAGCTATCGCTCTGAAAAAAGGTGACAAGGTCGTTATTGCGGGTGCGGCTGCAAACGTCGAAGTCGCTGAAATTGTCCGCATGGACGATGTGCCAGTGCGTGTGAATGTGAGGGTTCGGGGATAATGGCGACAGCAACCAAGTTCGAATTCTTTGACCGGGCGATTGCCGTTGCAACTGAAGGCTTGTCGCAGGAGGCAATATCGGCGGCACTGGCCAAGATGGCAAAAGAAGAGCTTGGAAAAGCCATTCAGTCAGGTGAAGGCAGTCGCTTCTATGAGCGCTATGTCAATCGGATCAAAGATGCGCCTGAAGAAAGTGTTTCGGCTCCCGGCCCGATCGTTTACGAGTTCGTTTGGTGGCAAGCAATTGTCAATGAGGCGCTAACAGGATTGCGGGAATACAGTCCGCGAAAATCAGGTCGCTATCAGGATTCCTTTATCGTGCTTGCTGATCAGCGTCTTGTTACGAACTTTGATGAGATATCGGCAGATGCTGAGATCATCATCACCAATGTGCAGCCTTACACGCGCAAGATCCAAGTCGGCGCCATGAAAATGTCGGTGCCGCCACGCCTATTTGAGCGTGCACGCCAGCGCATGTTTCGCCGGTTTGGCCAATCGTTCATCAGTGTGCAGGTTAAGTTTCTCAATCTGCCATCCGGTTTGCACCGTTTGGTGCCTTATGTCCTGAGTGGGCATCAGCGCACGATAGCAGCAAAAGCCGTTGCCAGATCCAGCGCGCATCGCGCCGGGCGCATGACGCTTGCCCGCCGTAAAGATACGGAAGCCGGGAAAGCGCTCACCTATCCCTCACTGGTTATCAATCTGGTCCGCTAATCATGGCAACACCACAGACTTTTGAGCCGATCGAGGATTTCCTCCGGTCGCAATGGACTGTCACACCTCTGGTTTTCGAGAATGAAGATTTTGAGCTGGCGAATCATCCGGAAGCCGTTGTGCTTGTCGAGGTCTTTGGCGACCTAATGGATCAAGCCTCGATTGGTGCTGAAACACAGTCGGCCAATCGCTGGCGTGAAACTGGCCAGCTTAGCCTCCACGTGTTGATACCGCGTGGCGTTGGCACGCGACCTGCACGACAGATCTCGCGCCAGCTTTATGATCTGTTTCGTGGGCAGGAAATCGGAGCAATTCGCTTTGGCACCGCGTCTATCGGGGCAGGTGAACCGGGCGAAATGGACGGCAATTATTACCGTATGACCGTGACCATTGATGTGGAACGGGATGAAGGCTGAGGCCTCATAATATTTCCAGCGTCGATCGACGTTGGTCACCTCTCAACAATCTAACAATATGGAGATGAGGCCATGGACAGCAACCGGCTGCGCATGACTTGGACTGACGAAACCACGCCCGGTGTAGTTCCGGCAAACCCGCGCATGCGTGTTGTTCGTCTCACTGGTGAATCCCTGCAATATAAGCCGGTATTCATCAACTCGGAAGAAATTCGCTCCGATCGTATGAACTCTGACCCGATCATGGTCAATGTGCAGTCTCAGGGTGCGGTCAATGGCGAATTGTCATACCCGCCTGAAGGTAGCCCATTCTCCAGCTGGCTGCGCTCCATGATGTCTGCGCCTTGGTCGCTCCGACCTTTCCGCGACAATGACGGTGTAGCTTCAAGTGTCATTACTGGTGTAGCGGCTGCAACTGGCGTTGTGACAGTGACCGCAGGTGCTGTGTTTGCCGCTGGCCACCTTGTGCGACTGACCGGCTTTGCCGATGTTGATAATAGTGGCTTGTTCCGTATTACGACCGGATCTGGCACGGTTCCTGCGGTAGGCGCTGATAAGCTCGAAGATGAGGCCGCACCGCCTGCGACTGCTCGTATTGCAGTGGTTGGCTTCGAAGGTGTGGCGGCTGATCTGAAAACAGTTGCTGATGGCCTTACCTCTGCGGCGCTTAACTTTACGACACTCGGCCTGAAGGTCGGACAGTGGATCAAGATTGGCGGTACTGGCGCGACTTATCGGTTTGATGCTGAAGGCCTCAACACGTTTGTTCGCGTCACGGCTATTGCAGCGAATAAGCTCACGCTAGATAATCTCCCGGTATCGTGGGCGGTTAATGCTGGCGCGGGTAAAACTATCAGAGTGTTCTTTGGCGATACGATTCGCAACGGTGTGGATCTCTTCACGGGCACACTTGAGCGTGGCTTTATGAGCCAAGCCCAGCCCACCTACATAGCGCAAAATTCGATGGCTGTAGCGCAGGCAGAATTTACTTTTGAGGCTGAACAGATTGCCAAGTGGGCTATCACGTTCAATGGCACGACAGGATCGCAATCTGTTGTTTCGCTCGACGATACGCCAGATCCCGAAACATCGAATCCGATCATGGCAGCTGCGGTCAATGTTGGGCGTATTGCTGAAAATGGCGTTGCTGTCGGTAGTCCGAATTTTGTGCGCAGCTTCAAGGTGACGATCAATAACAATCTCCGCATGATCAATGCAATCCGCAGCGATGATAAGCTCGGCCCAGTGGCGATCGGGCAGGGCAGCTTTGACGTGCAGGTCGAGCTGGAAACCTATTTCGGTTCGAACGCTTTGCTTGCGAACCTGTTTGCAGGCACCCCGACGAATATCAGCACCCGTATCGAAAAGAATTCGCAGGCGCTGATCTTTGCGATCCCGCGTTACGTCTACACCGATGGTGCGGTTTCTGCTGGTGGTAAAAATCAGGATCTGATGCTGCCACTCACGGGGCAGGCAAGCAAGGACGAGTTAACCTCTGCCCAGCTGATCATTGATCGTCTCGAATATTACGAAAAGTAAAACGGCGCTTAATCACAGCCTGTATTATCAAAGTAAATTCTTCTGCGGTCAGTGATATAGCGAAAGCTTTTGAAGCCGATATATCCGCCATATTGGTTCTTTGTATTTACCTGACCGCAAATCGAATCGTCATGTGTGGTGCTTTTTTTTAACCGGCGTATCTGTGTTGATAGAGGATCTGAAAAGTTCTCTGAAACATCGGCAGCGATTTGATTGGCTAAGGCTGCATCCAGATCGCTGACTTTATCGACGATGGTTTGAGAATATGCCGAACTGCTCATCAGTGCCGCAGATATCAATAGCAACTTGAACATGTTCACCTCTCAACAGATCGTGGACTTATTACTGGAATGGCAGATATGGGAAAACTTATTAAACTCGATAGCCTGAAAGCCGACACCCTTCAAGAGCGTGAGGGTGAATGGGTTTACGTTAAGACTTGGCCACGTCTTGGTGAATTGCCTGGTTTGGCATTTAAGGTGCGGTCAACAAACAGTCCTGATTATGTGACGGCAAAAACCTCTCAACAAATGAAGCTAACACAGAAGTACGGTATGGAGACGCCTCCCTATAATGAGGTTTCAATTGCGGAAGGTGAGTTGGCTGCCGAATACCTTCTGTTGGATTGGAAGGGTTTGAGTGAAAAATATAATTCGGCTGAAGCCCGATCACTTCTGTCTTCGCCTGAAGGGCGTAATATTCTTAGCATGGTATTTTGGTGTGCTGATCAGGTTGGTAGGCGGCAAGTTGAATTCTTGGAAGCCGCAGTAAAAAACTGAAGAGCGCCTTCCGCTATCAGCTCACGCGGAAGGGGCAAGATGATTGGTTGACCAAACTACGAGCAATTGAGCCGGACGCATTTGATGCGGTTCCGGCTCCGGAAGTACCACCTGAAGCTAATGGCCCGGAATGGTACGCCTACTACATCCGGGCATGGCAATTTCTGCGTTACGATCGGCAGTATGGCGCGCTTGGCGGTGAAAGCCCGATCAGTTTTCAAGCGATGGATGTTTATGCGCGGCGCTATTTCATCGATGGCTTGGCATTTGATTTATTCAGGGCACTTGTATCCGCTATCGATGCCGAATGGCTTGACTATGTGGCCGAAAATCAAAAATCGTCGACCTGAAGATAGAGTTGGCCCTGCAATATAGGCCGCCGCAGGGTTTGCTTGTGGGCAGTTTCTAAATCGAAGGCTAAATCTCATGACAATTCAACTGAGTTCACTTCGTGTTGCTGCCGACTTTGATCCTACTGCTTACAAGCGCGGTATGGATCAAAAGGTGGCTGCTGACAAAGCTGGTGCTGAATCCAGCAAATCAGTTGGAGCGGCTTTGGCGCAGGCCGACGCCGCTATGGAAAGAACGTCCAGTGGATCTGTGCGCCTAAGCCGTGCACTGATTGACGGCTATGCTAATGCCGCCAAGTTCGAAAGCACCATGCGCTCATTAGGACGTAGTGTTGATCGTGGCATGGGTTTGGAGCGGGCGGGCATTCTTCTCGACGGCGCGTACAAAAAATACGGGCTTGTAGCTGATGCAATGAACCTTGTTAAGCAGGGTCATGTGCAGCTTGCTCCGTTGGTTACTTCGCTTAACCAACGTTTGGAAATTCAGGCTGCAGTAGCTCAACGCGCCAGTGAGGCGGCGAAAAAGTTGGCCGCAGCGCAGGCTTCGCAAATGTCGATTAATAGCCGACTGGGTGTCGTTGAGGTCGGTTCCTCAATAGGGCGCGGTGATGATGTTGCTGCTTATGGGCGCGAGTTGGATGGTTTGCGCGCAAAGTTCAGTCCTCTTTTTGCAGCCAGTCAACAGTATAATCAGGTTGTTGAAGAGATCCAGCGAGCGCATGCGGTTGGTGCGATCTCTACGGACGAAATGGCCGCTGCTCTCCAGCGTGAAACGTTGGCCGCTCAAAATAGTATTGCTGCTATACGCCAACGCAACGCATCTATGGCGCAAGCATCACAAATGACTTTCAATCAGCAGCTTGGTGTCTTGGATCGGGGTAACAACGGTGCGCGTGAAAGTGATGTGATTGCTTATGGTCGTCAACTCGACGGCTTACGAGCGAAGTACAACCCACTTTATGCTGCGATCCAGCAATATAAGATGGCGCAATCCGATATTCGTCAGGCTCATGCTGTAGGAGCTATATCGGTTGATGAAATGACGGCAGCTCTTAACCGTGAACGTAAAGCTGCTTTGGATAATGTCGCAGCATTAAAACAGCGCGGTAGCGCAGTATCCAGTGGCCCTAAAAATTATCAGACATCAAATATCGCAGCACAGTTTCAAGATATTGCTGTGACAAATGCTATGGGCATGTCGCCGATCCAAATTGCTTTACAGCAGGGGACGCAATTATCCGCTGTATTCAATGAAATGGGCAAGGGCAGGGATGTTATCCGGGGTATCGGTTCTGCATTCCTATCAATCATAAGTCCTGTATCTTTGGCCACTATTGGCGTCATCGCAGGTGGCTCTGCACTCGCTCAGTACCTGATGTCGCTTAAATCTGACTTGCCGTCCGTTGAAGAGGCAATGAAGAGACATTCGGAAATTGTCCAGCAAATTAGCCAACGTTGGCCTGGTGCTGCGGATGGTATGCAAAGATACTTGCAGGAAAGCACAACCGTTATGGCGGTGAGTGCACGCGAAAATGTTAAGGTTTTTGAGAAAGCTGGCAAAGATGCTTACGCGGCTTTTGATAGTGAGGTTCGCCTCAGTTCCAGTATTACTGGCGGTGCAGCAACGACACTTGTCGATCAAAAGTTTAAGCCATTCGAGGTGGCAATCAACAATCTCCGGGATAGCGTAAAGTCCGGTAGGCCTGATTTTGATGCATTTTACAAGCAGATAAACGAAATTGTTGCGACGGATCCGAAGAATTTACAGGCTTTGGGCGACAAGACGATCCACTTAGCCGATGCAATGGCGGATGCTGATCGAAATACGAATGCTGCTAAAGCATCCATAGGGCTGATTGGCGGGGTAGCGGCTGCTCAAACCAAGCAAATTACGGAACTGACGAGTGCTTTAGTTGAGCTGTCAAGGATTGGCGTTCCTCAGTTGGATCAACGTGGCATTGCTACACAACAGTATCAGATAGCTGTAAACAGGGCTGGGGATCGTAATGCTAAAGATGATGCTTATTTGGCCTATCAAGCTGCGCTTACGCGCATCGAAGACCAAGAAAGGCTTTCACGGCTTCCTGTCCCCGGTGATAAACCCAACTATGAAAGTATAGCGCCATCACGCACAAAGAAGAGTGATGCCCAGAGATCCGCAGAACGTGATGCGAATGCCTATCGGGATCTTGTGAAGTCGGCGCAGGATCGCATTGACCAGATGGGGCTGGAAGAGCAGCTCGTAGGTAAAACCGGCGTTGCAGCTGATGCGTATCGTATGCAGCTTGAATTGATCCAAAAGGCTCAAGACAAGGGCAGAACGCTTTCTGAGGATCATAAAAATCAGCTTATCGGCCTTGCGGATTCCTACGGTAAAGCAGCTGAAAAAGTTGCGGCTCTGACATTAGCTGAAGAGTTGCGGTTCGAACGTGAGCAGTTATTCCGCAATCCCACTGAGCAACGCGTTTCATCCACACTTCGCAGCTCTGGCATTGATCCTCTATCCAGTCAGGGGCAATTGCTTGCTGGCCAGATCCGGATGAATGAGCAGCTCGCAGAAAACCGCGATATGGCTTTAAGCTTTGGCCAGTCTCTGGTGAGCGCGTTTGATGATGGCAAGATATCGCTGGAAGAGATGGGTAAGGCGGGAATGGGTATTCTCGACCGTCTGATCGATAAGATGCTCACAGATCTCATCGATGCCATCATGCAGGTTGGGCAGGCTGGGTCTGGGATGGGCGGCGGTGGCGGTATCTTAGGTGGGTTGCTCGGCGGTCTCTTCGGGGGTGGCGGTGGCGGCGGTCTGGGTTACTTCCCGCCAGTTCCATCGATGGGCGTTGGCCTCTATGCCAAGGGCGGCGTTTTTCCCGGTGGCTTGAAGTCATTCAGCGGCAATTTTACCAATCAGGTTGTCTCTAAACCTACCACGTTCGCCTTTGCGAAGGGTGTAGGTCTTATGGGGGAGGCTGGTGCTGAAGCCATCATGCCGTTGACACGTGGCAGCGATGGTAGCCTTGGGGTTCGAAACTTCGGTAGATCCTCCGGGTCCGGTTCATCCGGTGATACTGGCGATAGTCGCACAGTCATCATGGTGCAAATGGCCCCTGACTTGATTGCAAGCATCCTCGAAAAGAGCGGTCGACAGGCAATTAGCATTGTCCAGTCGAATGAAGAGGCTCGGCAAAACAGACAGCAAAACGGTGAATAATGGTTGATATTGTTGAGCTTCCTGCTGTGCCGTTTGCACAATGTGAGTTCGATCCTATCCGCCCTTCCAGCACTGAACGCATGGAAGGGCGGCGGGTCGAGAGTCAGTCAACGGGTACGCCCTATTGGACGGCTAGCTATAAGACTGACTACCTCACGCGTGAGCAAGCCGGTCTACTTGCTGCCTTCCAGATGCTGTCTGGAGATAATGGCGGTGTGTTTCGTGCGTATGATGTCGATCGACAGCGCCCGTTAAAATACCTCGGCGGCTTTCCATCTGGTTTCACCGGCAATGCCACGGTGCGCGGCTTCAATAATTCTCGCTCCGTAGAAGCCGGTGGCCTGCCATCAGGTTTCCAGCTTGTCGCAGGCGACTATCTGGAGATCCGTAAAACTGCGCTAGTCCGCTCTCTTCATAGAGTAACCGCTGCAGCAACAGCCAGCGCTGCCGGAATAGCTACGATCAAGTTCGATTATCCGATTGATTTGCAGCATTTCACGGTGCCCTGCACGGTTCATTTTGAGCGAGCGAGTTGCCTTATGCAGATCGATCCCGGCAGTTTTTCTGCACCGAAATCCATGGCTGATCGTACTGTCAGCTTCACCGCTACGGAAATGTTCTTCTATGAGTAATGCTCTTGATCCGCAGGTAAAGGCGCTCGTTGATGCTGGCAACCTTGTTCGGCTGGATATGATCCGGTTCGACTTTCCGGGGCGGTCAGTTGGTTATCATCGTGGCGGCAGACCTTTCATCCATAATGGCCTGCGCTACCTGCCAAACCGTTTTCTCGAAACTGGTGATATGACGGGAGCTGTTGGTGTGGGTGTAACGACCCGGACGATTAAGTTCTCAAACATCCCGACAACGGATCCCGACGATGCTATCGCCAAAATCGAGCAATTTAATTACCTCAATGCGCCGGTAATCATCAGTCATCTCGCAGGTGTGCGTGAAACGAATGAGGTCGTCGGTGTGCTTTTGACATCGATGTACGAGATCGACAGGGTTAGATTTGTCAAAGGCGGTGAGCAAAAGGACGGCACGCGAAGCCTGACAATCCGTATCGATTTGCAGCCGCCCGGAAGATCCGCACGCGGGGCAACACTGGTTAAGCGATCATTGGTTGAACAACAATTCGATAATGATGAGACGGATACTAGTCTTGAATACGCATCGATCGTTGCAACTGATGTTGAAGAATGGGGGCAGCGATGACCCGTTTTGAAATTATGACGCCTGTTTTGCAGGGGGAGTTGGAAAAGCCATATGTGTATGGCGAATCCGATTGTTTCTTTCTGGGTTGCCAGATGGCGGATGCATTCGATGCTTCGCGGGAAATGACCTTTTCGTACTGGCGTTCCTATAAGACCTTGGCAGGTGCGCAGCGCGCATTGCGCAAACGCGGCCACAAGAGCCTGAAATCATTCTTTGGACAGCATCTTGAACAGGTTTCGCCTGCGCAGGCGCAGGTCGGCGATATTGTTGTTATCCTAATCGACAATGGCGAGCACGTTGGCATTTGCCTTGGCGCGTCTGGTCGCTTTGTCACAAAGACCGCTGATGGCCCCAGCTATCACCGCGTAGGTGAGTGCTTAGCCGCTTTCCGGACCTGATTTAATCTACAGGTAAAAACCTCATGATTTTCACTGCTATTGGCACGCTAGTAGCGGGCGCGCTTTTTGGCGGCTCGTTGTTGGCGGCATCGCTTATTGCTGGCGGTTTGGCTCTTGCGGCCAAGCTCGGCATCAGCGCCTATATGAACCGCCGCAAGTCGCGCAAATATTCCGCCGTGCAGGGTGAAATCCAGTATGGGGCTGACGTTGCTGTCCAGGCACTTTACGGCACGGGTAAGACCAAGGGCCATCGCATTTTCTATGCGAAGTGGGGTTCGGGCAACAAGTACAATGCTGATGTTTACGTCCTCAGTGACGGATGGTGTGACGGCCTAGAACCTTACGTCTTTTTCTACGGTCAGAAACAGACACTCGTCGAGCGTGCGAAAATCGGCAATGAAGTTGCGCATTATGGCGTTTCTGGCTTCGGCAACCTGATCTCGATACGTTTCTATGATGGGCGTCCGGGGCAGGGTGTCGATCAGCGCCTCGTTGCTTCAGCAACCAATTCCGGTCGCCGCTGGAAGAATACCAGCCGCGTCACCAATAAGGCTTACGTTGTCTTTGAGCGTGAGTATGACAGCGAGAAATTCGAAAAAGGCCGCATGGAAGTTGAGTGGGTGCTTCGTGGCCTCCGCTGCTATGACGTTCGTAAGGATAGTACGGTTGCCGGTGGATCCGGTTCGCATCGTCTCGGAAATACTGCGACTTACGAATTCAGCGAAAACCCAGCTATCCAGCGCTTTAACTACCAGCTGGGTCTGCGCGGGCTGATTTCTGATCGCACGCTGATTGGTGAAGGCAAGTCGATCGGGCAACTGGATCTTGCGAGCTACATCGCATCGATGAACGTCTGCGATGAGTTCCGCAATTCCCGGCGCCGTTACACATGTAATATCTGGGTGACAGGCGACGATGATCATACCGAGATCCTCAAAGAGTTTGAGGATGCTATGGCAGGCTTTGGGCTTAATCGGCGCGGGTTGTCTGGTGTGATTGCGGGTGCGCCGCAGGTGCCGGTTCTCAACATCGGCCCGAATGATATACCCGCAGGCCGTGAATCAGAGATATCAAACCGCAAGTCAGCTTTTGATCTCTATAATATGATGTCAGGCCAGTTTACCTCGATCGAGAGTAACTGGGCATCGGAAAGCCTGAAGCCAATTCGCGTGAACGCGGATATCGCGGCTGATGGTCGTCGCCGTCAAACTTCATATGATTTCCTACAGGTAACAGATCCGGACACTGCTCAATATCTACTCAACATTCGTTATCGTCAGCAGCGCAAGGGTGGCAAGTCGACAGTTCCTGTTAGCTGGCGTATTGGTACGCTTGTGCAGGAAGGTGACTGGGTCACTTATGACGGTCGCACTTGGTCTGTTGATGAATGGAAGGTGAGTGAAGATTTCCGTTTTACGCTTGTGCTGACGGAAACGGGATCCGACATTTATTCTGAAGGAAGCATTGAGCCGGGTCCGATCATTATTCCTCCGTCGCCACCGATCAATCCTTCAATTCTTTCGACTATACAGAACTTCAAGGTTGAAGTTGGTATTCTCAAGGGTGCTGATGGTTTTCAGCACCCTACGCTACGCTTCGCATGGGATCCTCCCGGTGATCCGACAATAACGGCAGTACGTGTATTCTATCGCATTCTCGATACCACAGAAGAATTTGAAGATCAGTGCACCACTCCTGAAGCCGGTCAATTCCAGACAACGAAGAATGTGCAATCTGGCGCGTTCTATATGGCGCGGGCAACGATCACGACCGTGCCTGATCGCTTCAAGATGTTCACGCCTTGGATTAGCACGCTGTCACAAACCAGCCTGCAAAGCATCATGGTCGAGTTGCAACAGGTCGCAGATGATACGCGAGGTGTGCTGCAAGACACGATGAAGCTACAAAACCTTTATCGTGACCTTCTCGAACGCGTCTCGATTGATGCTGCCATGGGAACCGGCATGAATGTTGTCGATCGTCAGGTCTACACCAAGCAAATTCAGGGTGCTTTTGCGCAGATCATCGAAGAAAAGCGGGTGCGTGCTGATGCCGATGGCGCTTTGGCTGAAATCACAACTGCCCTAAGTGCCGAAATGGAAGATACAAACCGGAATGTTACCGGCCTTGCGACTGCTGTCTTCAACATTTCGACAGAAGTCACCAAGCATGATGAAGAGCTTGAAGTCATTGCGCAGGCTTTGCTTGGAGTGGAAGCAACACTTGGTGATGTTTCCGCAGGTGGTTTGATCTCGTTCAAAGCACAGATCCCGCCACCTGCCGGTGTACTTGCCCAGATCAACATTCTGGTTCGTGCGACTGTTGGTGTGGATTTCATCCAGTCGGGCATGATCATCCAAGTGTATCAGCAGAACGGTGTTCTAAAGAGCCGTATCATCAATCAGGCTGATCAATTCATCATCTGGGATGGAAATGCCTCAACGATGCCATTCGTCTACGAGAACGGTATCCTCAAACTCGCCAATATCCGACTTGGAACGCTGCGCTTTGAAAGGCTTCTGTCAGACAACGGCAAGCTCGAAATTCGTGGCGATGGAAACAACGCCTTTCTAAGGATTACAGTCTGATGGTCACATGGCAGGCAGGCTGGAAGCCGGGCGTTGGTCCGGTCATGAAGGTCATGAAGTATGACAGTGATGATCCTTTCGCTATTCCAAACAGTGCTTTCAGTCGCTTCTACTTCAATTCGGAAGCTGACAATCTCTCTTATGTCTACAGTCATTTCCAGACAGAAAGGCGGTTGAATAAGGCGGATTATCCGAACGGCAATTACGGTCTTGTCAGTGGATCTCTGGCCGATAGCTGGGTCATGCAGTCATCAACGGGCAGCTTTGATGCGAATGAGTATCGCATTTATGGATGCATCGGACGAATGTCCGATCTGGCAGGAATGTTACCTTTCGCTGAGTGCAAATTTGTAAGCAGCGATGGAACAGTTCGTGTTCTGTACAACAACAAACCAAGCAGCTCCGGCGCCTATTTCCAGTCGGTAACAAACACTGCAGTGACAGCAAATGTTTATCCGGACAGTCATCAAGGCAAATTTGGCTATCAGGACATACCGGCTACATTTGGCTATTCTGGTTGGGCGATAAGGCCAACAACACAAGCCAATGCTGCTGTTGCGCATATCACTGGCGATCAGGATTTTATGACGTCTATGATCTGGGATCTGCCATGCAACAATGTGCCGATCCCTCGGCCAAGTGGAACACCTGTAACAGGACAAGTTGCATTTATGGTGGATCAGCCGCGTGTCAAACTGGCCCGACCCGGCTTCGAGATCAATTCGGCTTCCGGGCGGCAGTTGATCCTTGATAGTGATCGAACACCAATCAAATGTGTCATGATGGGGACGACACCGCAAATTCAGCCGGGAAACAGCTATTATGCGGCAAAGCCTGTCCTGATTGACTTTGATCTATCGCCATCGATGGTGTGCGATACTATCGTCAGTCTCAACGGTTGGGATTTTGCAATTCCTCCAGTTAATCTGAATTCCGGTTTCACGGAAGAAAGAACGTGGGTTCATTACCGGGTCGATGCAGGCGGTATCTGGTTCACTGTAACCGGCACGCTTGCAGCGACAATCCGCTTCATGCTGCATGCAACGGGTAGGGCCGGAAGGACATCGGGCGGCAGCGATATTACTCGCGGTGTGAATGGCAAGTATTTCCAGATCAAACGTCCCGGCTCAAGCGATGTCGCTCCCGGTTACAATGACATTCTCGTTGATACTCGGTTTTCGGCTGTCACAGTGTTGGCGGATAACTATGTGCCGCGATCTAGCTTTACCTCCGGGGAATCCGTTCATTGGCGCTATGGCAGTGTTGGCCGTCGAATAAACTTTGACGCGCAAGGCTTGTTCGTCTTTCCGAAGGTCATTTACGATTTCGGAAACTTTTATCGCAACGGCACCCACGACATGTACATCAAGCCGGAAGGCGGTGGCATTGTCGAGGTCATGAGGTATGCCACGTCAACTGTCGTCAGGGATGATCATATCGTCATGCACATGAATCCGGGGGGATCAACAGGTGGTGTTGCCAATCATTTCCCGGATCCTGTTGGCGCTCGCTACTTTATCTTAGGTGCCGCTACGCTCTGAAATTCAGAGCTGCTTCAATTCCCCTTTCCATTGAAAACCTTTAGCCCATGGGAGATTTGACCGTGGCTGGCTATGATTTTGAATTTTATGAAACCGGAACGATGTCGGTCACCGCCGGACAAAAAGCGTTCACCGGCACCGGCACCGCATGGAAAATCCGTGGGTGCGAGGGTGCACTGGTTATCGTCTCAGGTGCGGGGGCGGTGAATTTCGTTTCAACCCTATCAACCGATGCAGCGGGCGAATTTCGGACGGCTTGGACTGGGCCGACGCTGGCGAATGCGCAATATACAATGTGGTTGCCGTCTGCCGTTGCGGCTACTGCATTGTCCAATCATCAACGGTTAGCTGAAATCATAGCTTCCATCCAAAATGCTCAGCCTGAGAACGCAAATTTAACTGCACTTGCCGGATTGGGTGGGGATGCTGAAACCCTTGTTCGTTTTCTTGCGAATGGATCGTTTGACCTCGTGAAAACGTCCGATATTGGCATTCAAGATCCGAAAGGAACACTGGCTAAATTTGCAGCGCTCACATTGGCGGCGCGGCAATTATTCCAAACCGATGAAAACGGCGCGCTAAAAGCTGTAGCGTTGGCTTCCAATAAAGCTCTTGCCACCGATGAAAACAAAGACGTTCAACAGATCGATCTTGGAACGTTGGGTCGTGCTTTGCTGGCTCTCGCTGTTGGCACCAACGCGCAATACATGCAGGGTGATGGGACCTTGCAGGCCAAGACAGGTTTGCCTGTCAGTACCGCAACACAGACCGCGCTCAACGCGAAGGCCAATCTGACGGGCGCGAATTTCACTGGCGATGTAAATACTACAGGGAGTATGAACCCGAAAAATGGGCTTAGCACTGGTGGGATTGGGCAAGGGAAAATCTATTTTTATAACAATGGTAATGCATACGTTGGTGAAATCGGTGTCTCTGTAAATACTGGTTTTGGAAACAGCATAGGCTTTTACAATAACGTTGCTGGAAACTGGGCTTTTAACAACAGTATGAGCGTATCTGGGTCTATTACGGGCGGCAGCAAGTCGTTCGAAATTGATCATCCCACTGACATTTACAACAAAGACCTTGTTTTTATGTCCACGGAAGCGCCGATGGCCGGTGTCGAGTTCTGGGGAACGGTTAGGCTGATTGATGGCGTTGCCGAAGTCGACCTTGATGCTGCCAGTAATCTTTCTCCGGGAACATTCGCAGCGCTAACCCAGCGCGCCATTCCATTGCGACCCAACAATTTAGATGGAAACGCAGATGTTCGCGCCGGTCACATTATCGACGGCAAATTCACGATCTATGCGAACGATCCGACGTGTAGCGATGAAGTTTCGTGGCATGTCAAAGCCGAACGAGGCGACAGTTTCATTAAGAGCCATCCACGCTGTGACCCGCAAACAGGTCTGTTGATACCAGAACATGAAAAGGAAGACGTCTGATGTCAGCTACAAAGCAAGTTATTGATTACGACAGGATCGGCAAGAAGGGCTTTCCGCGACACTACGCAGCCCTTGGGCTTGAACCGCCGATGAAGACGGTTCCGGTCGAAGCTGGTGAGCCGGTCATCGAACACCCGGGTCTTAATCCTGTGGATGTTTACCGCCTAGAAACTCAGGCGCTGATCGACGCTAAAGCCAGTGAACGCCAATATGACAGCGGCGCAACGCTGGCGAGTTATGTCAATTCGACAATCGAGCAATGGGCAACCGAGGCTCAGGTATTTGTCGCTTGGCGTGATGCCGTTTGGCTCTATGCACTGGCGGAGTTGGATAAGGTGCAGAAGGGTCAACGCGATCAGCCCAGTGTTGCCGACTTCTTGGCAGAACTTCCCGCATTTGAATGGCCTGACGCTTTAATCTCCCAGTCTGAATAATAGCGCCGCCAGTTAGGCGGTTTCTTTAGCGGATTAAATCATGAAACTTGTCTCCGATTGGAGGCGGGTGCTTCGCTATGCGTGGAGCATCCGCCTGCTGCTGGCTGCTGCTTTGTTGTCCGGCCTTGAAGTTGCATTGCCCTATCTGGGTGACATTTTCCCCATCCCCATCGGCGCATTTGCGGCTGTCACTTTCTTTGTGACCGTGCTGGCCCTTGTCCTGCGCATCATTTCACAGAAGGCATTTCGCGATGAGTAAACGTGCAAAGGCAGCTTTGGCGTCAGGTCTCGGTTTGGTCGTTATGACCGCGACATACTTGACTGCCCCATGGGAGGGCATGGAAAACCATGCCTACTACGACAAGCTCGGCAAGGTCTGGACGGTATGCCTGGGGGAAACCAAGGGCGTCAAAAAAGGCGACAGCTACACGGATAAGCAATGCCAGCAAATGCTGATTAAGCGACTTGAAGCTGATTTCCGCCATCCGCTAAGAAAATGCATCCGGACTTTTGATCAGGCACCGATCAGCGTGCAGGCTTCAATGTTGGATCTCTCTTACAACATCGGCGCAGGCGCTGCCTGCAAATCGACTGCTGCGCGCCGCATGACTGAAAAGCAATGGCATTCGGCCTGCAACGCTATGACGCTGTTTAACCGTGCAGGTGGTAAAGTTGTCGAAGGTTTGCGCAAGCGCCGCGAAATGGGTGACGCGCAGCGCATCGGTGAGCTTGAGCTTTGTCTGGTTGGTCTGAAATGAGCCAGATCCTCGACGCTATCAAGATGACCGTAGGAATCGCTGTCGGCATTGTCCTTTCATCGATCTATTACAACGGCGTGCCTTTGCTCAAAGACATTCCGATTGTTGGCATTGCCTTTGAGGGGCAGGCGAAAAAGGGGCTTGTGCCTGAGTTTCAGGTGAAAGCTCTGCAAGCACAATTGGATGCCGAAGCCGTCCAGCGCCGGGCAAATGAACTCGTTATCGAAGCTTATCAAGCCCAGCTACGCAATGCTCGCGCTGCTGAAGCCGCTCGAATTGAACAGACTGAACAGGAGATAGCGGATTATGAAAAGCGGCTTGCTGATGCGGGGCGGGTTTGCCTGCTTGATCGCGATGATATTGAGTTCCTGCGCAAGTGACAGACTTCTGCAGGAAGCGGCAAAACAAGCGGGGCAGGCGCAGGCGCAAAGGCAACTGCCTGTCTATCCCGATGACTGCCGAATGAAAGAGCCGCATGCGCCACTCGCGGACGGTGCTGAGATCCGATCTGTGCTGAAGCGTGAGCGGCAGGCGCTGGATCGGCAGAATGCACGTACCGATCGATGTGCAGATTTTTATGATGGGATTGTCTGGGGAGTGAGGTGATGCCAATGGATACGGAAGCGCCCGTTGCAGACAGAATGATCGAACTTCCAGAGGAAACCCGTGAGTTCCTCTCCCAGCTCGGCAAGGATGATATCGTTCTGATGAAAGATGGCCTTGATATTATCCGCTCTCTGCGCACGATTGGTCGGTTCATGCGTTGGGTTATTCTCGGCATACTTGCAGTCATGCTGGGTGTCGTGGCGATCTATGAGAATGCCCTGAAGCTAATCAGTTACTTTCAAAAATAACAAAGCCCCGCTTCGGCGGGGCTTTTTTATTTTATCATTCGTCTTTCTCGGTTCCGGTGTATCCGCGATACATACCAGCTGAAACGACCTTGATTGCATTGGCTGTTTCTGCGGCTGACCAGCCAGCCGCGACCGCATCATCGATGAGGTCTCGAATACCCGGAACACCTGTGTCAGCGATCGCAGCGGCTGCATCAGCTTCTGAGCTGCCTGACAGTGTTGCTTGCTCAATCAAATCAGAAATACCCATTGAAACCGCTTCCTGACAATCAAGGTTGCGATCTGGATATTTGCCTGCTTGTTTTGGTCCTAACATGACATTCTCCCTTTGTTTGGGAGGTAGGGCATTTATTACCGGCGTCCAGCCAGAGCGTCTTCGCCTTGTTGCTTATGCTCTCGGCAAAACCAGAGTTGGCCGTACTTGGTTTTATAACCGTACGTTCCCCATGCTTTGCAGTTTGCATCGTCGCACCAATGCTCAAATTTCCCGTGTGGCTTTGAAGTGCTTCCTTTATCCGTGCCGTAGCTACTCATGCCAATCCCCCAACAAAACCGCTCATTTCTTTCAGTCGCACCATGGACAGGCGCATATTACCTTTGCAGCCGCGACCTTTGCAGCGTGCCATGTTTTCGATTTGATCAAGGTAAAGCTGGGATCGATCTATTTTCTCACACAACATCACGCGATCCGTGTAGGCGAGGCGTTTGCATTTCCGACAGATCAATTCCAGTTTCTGGTCATCTGCGAGATCTCCGACCTTGATCGTGGTTTTCCAGTTTCCCATCACCAGAAATCCTCTGCGGATGGAATACGGGTATAGCTGATTTTGCCGCCTACGTTCCCGCCTGCAGGTGGTTTCCATTCACCCATGCTGACGACGGTGCCTGAATATTTCGAGTTGAGCTTATCGACCGCGCCGTTCGCTCGTTCCCACTTCTGGCGCACCTTGTCGTCATTGTTGAGCAGATCGATCTGACGTTCGTCAGCGGGTGATAGGTCATAGAGCGTGACACCGACGCGGAAGATGGTTGTGCCGCGTGGAAACTCACGGCGAACACGGTTCCAAAGCGCATTCAAGCCTGCAAGGATCGCTTGGTCATCATTCACAACTGACAAGCCTTGTTTGCCAAGCCATGAGCCATCTTGAATTGAAAGCCAAAGCCACAAGCCTCCGGCATAGAAGTTTTCACGACGAAGGCGACGTGCGGCTTTGGTGAGCAACAAGCGTGAGATCTCGTATGCGCCATCGATCTTGCGCGATTCTGGCGGCAGCACCCGACCGTGACCAAACATGCCTCGCTGTTGCTCTGGCGCTTGAATGTCATAACCGTGCAGCGCGTACCAAAGACGTTCACCATTGACGTTGTTCCAGATCTTACGCATGTGCTTCGGCTGCAAGGCATAAAGCTGTTCGGTAGTGTAGACGCGGTTTTTAAACAGCCGCTGTGCCATGCTCTTGCCAATGCCCGGAATATCCTCCAGCTCAATCCTGAGCAATGGTTCGGGCATCGAGGACGGGTGCCAGATGGCAAGGCCGTTGCCATAGCTCCCATTGCGCTTGCTGGCATCTTTCCCAGCCTTGCAGGCGATCTTGGCCAACTGCCGGTTGGCGGCAAATCCAATTGAGCTGGTGATGTAGGAGCCGATATTTTCAGCGATGACCGCTTTGATCCTTGCAGACAGCAGTTCAGGATCACGCTTGCCGCTATCATCGAGAACGCATGTCAGCTCATCAATGCTTTTCGCCGTATCGATGGCGATGACAGTCTCAATCTCGCAGAGCAGGGCATTGTGAGCGCGGCGGTATAGGTCGGGGTTCTGAGGCACGAGAATGAGATCCGGACAAACCCGCAGCGCGTCCTTAATTGGCATCACGTTCTTTACGCCCATCGCCTTTGCCTCTTTTGAGCAGGCAATGACGGCAGTTCTATTGGTGCCCTCAAAAGGAACAACACCGACGGGCCGACCACGCAAACGCTTGTCGCACTGTTGCTCGACAGACGCGAAAAAGCCGTCAAAGTCGAGGTATAGTCGTTCAATCGTTTCGGGCAGGCGCATAGAAACCTCAGAAAAAAGGTCGAGCGAAACCTGCCGCAAGTGCATAGGCACTCAGGAACATATTCCGCTCAATGTGGATATGTTCCTAAAATGTTCTCATTTGGATTGAGAGTCAATCCGCATATTTGACTGTGTGAAAAAGCGTATTGGAGGGGCGGAAAAGATAAAAGACCACACTGGTGAATTAATGATTTGATTTAAAAATATTTCCCTTACATATGACGGAAATTCATTCCTGTATTTTTAGAGAAATGCCGCCCTGGACAGCTTGAATATTTTATGCAATAGGTACCCTATGGATGCGAAGTTTATTGATCTATTCGCTGGCTGCGGCGGCTTATCGTTAGGACTCGAGAAAGCAGGCTTGACCGGGCTTTTTGCCGTCGAAGCGCATCCAGATGCCTTTAAAACATATGAGTGTAATCTACTCGACAATATTAAATCGAGACATCTTTGGCCTAATTGGCTGGAGAAGCGAGCATGGTTCGCTGAAAAGCTTTTTGATAAGTACACTAGCGAGCTAGAACTATTGAGGGGAAAGATTGATCTCATTGCTGGTGGCCCACCATGTCAAGGCTTCAGTATGAATGGGCGACGTCGACCAGATGATCCCCGAAGTAGTATGGTAAATGTTTATCTTAAATACGTAGAATTAATACGCCCAAGACTGGTTTTGCTCGAGAATGTTGTAGGTTTTCAGTCTATGAAACATTCGGATGGTGGAACCTATAGCGATTTTGTATGTAAAGAACTTCGCAAATTTGGCTACGATGTTTGGCACGAAGTACTCTTCGCGTCGAAATGGGGCGTACCTCAGCGTCGTCCGCGCTTTGTACTCATCGCCGCTCAAAAAGGAATGCTTGAAGGAATAAATCCTTTCGAGAGACTGAAGGTTGCTCGAAAAAGTTTTTTAGAAGAAAGGCTCCTCAGCGAAAAAGGCACGAGCCTTAAAGATGCGATCTCAGATTTTGATGACGAAGATGAGACCCCAATATTAGATAAAGAGTGGGGGCATAGGGGCTTTTATGCTTTGAAACGTAGCAACGATATTAAAAGCAATTACCAGCAATTGATGAGATCAGGTTCTGTTACTGAGACCGGCGATTTAAGATTGCCTCGTCATAGGGAAGGCACCGTTAAACGAATGAACGAAATGCTAGATAGTTGTGATAAAGGGTCTGCTATTTCCCCAGAAACTAGAGCCAAATATGGTTTGAAAAAAAGATCAATAACACCATTAGATCCAAATTCACCTTGTCCAACTATTGGTACATTACCGGACGATTTCATACATTATTCAAAGCCGCGTACTATGACGGTAAGAGAACACGCACGTGTGCAGTCATTCCCCGATTGGTTTCTGTTTCAGGGACCATATACAACTGGAGGACAACGAAGACAGACGGACTGCCCCCGTTATACTCAGGTTGGTAATGCCGTGCCTCCATTGCTCGCAGAGGCGCTGGGTGAAATGCTGATTGGTTTATTAAGGGACGCCAACGATCCTCACCATCTCTCTGAAAGCGTCAATATGATCGGCAAAGGACTGACGGATGGCAGCGAAGTCTTGGATCGTAATTTCATCGCTGCCTTTTAAACTCCACCCATTTGGGCCTTCAATTTCTATCGCATGCCCCAGCGTGTTTCTTGTTGAAAGAACATTATTAGTATACTTAGCACTTTGGTTGCGCAATTCTTTCAGTCTTTCGACCATTTCTTGATTAACGTTAAAGTCGGCTGGTGTTTTCGTGACTTCTTTTGTTAGGCGCCGAAAATGTCCAAATATTTTCGAGCTATCCACCGATCTAGTTCTAAATCGATCTTCTATACTCCCATCAGCAGCTACATTGTATAATTCTATACATTCAGTAAGTGATGATATTACAGATTCATCTAATTCAGTAGTTTTATCAGAGCAAGTCTTATTAGTTGCGGATAAGTGCAGAATAGCAGATTTCATGAGTTCATCGCACTCCGCCACAACACGCATCGCCAAACCTCTCATCCCAGATAGTCTGTTTAATGCCATTGCTGTTTGATCAATTAGATTACCTGTCCGTTGTATAAATCTTGATCTATGGCTGCAGTAAACACCTTCAACTTGCTTTTCAGCGATTTTTTTCCGCAATTCTTCTTCATCAACACTACCTGAATAAAACAAAATATTAGTAGATGGGAAAAGTCTTCTAATTGTTGGCGCGAGATCATCACCACTCACGTCTTTTAGCTTAAAGTCTAAAAGGATTAAATCGAATTTATGGAATAGCACGTGAGTACGGCTTAATTCGGCTAAATCATTACCATTAGGGGTTGTTGCGATTTTTGCGATAAATCCGCACTCTTTAACTCGTCGCTTTAAAGCTTCTTCTTCTTCATTACTAAAGGAGTCTTCTATCCATAAAATGCCAAAATCAAGATTCAT